CTCGATGTCAATATAATCACGCCTGCCGATAAACTCTGACTCTTTTTGTTCTTTAACGATTTTTGAACTTCCAGTTCTTTCTTCGTAAGCTTTAAGAAATGATGACATTTTTAACCTCTTTTTAAATTATACTTTTTTACGTACAGGTTTTTTATATGGGCCTGGAGGTGGAAATAGAGAAAGTTTACCGGCTGCGTTTATAGCGCGGTCGTTATACCCTAAATGTATTCCATCACCTGTAATTACTACATTTGCATTGTGGTATTCTGTAGATTCTTCTCTTGTTGTTTTGAACTTTGGATATTTAGAAGCGACTTTTGCGATTTTATCCAAATAACCCTCAGGGTCAAATTTCATGGCAATTAACAGACTACCGCGCACTTCTCTGAAAGTAAAACTTTGCCCTTCTATATCACCTTGCTTTTCGGCGGCTTCAAAAACTAACGCTTCTACTTCTTTAAGAAGTTTAAACGCTTCTTTTCTATCTTCGTCGGTACCTTCATATTGCACCCACTCTTCACCATCTTTTTCACCTTTAAATTCTGTGTATTCTTTACACATTTTTGTCAGGTAGTGTTCTTTAAATTCCATTTTAATCCTTTTTTATTTTATATTTTTATTTATATTTTTGTTGCTATTTATCAATATTGTTTGTATATTATAATAAAGTAAAAAGAGTATAAATGGAGTATAAATGGAACAACAAATAAGTAAACTTGAGGTAATCAGCCTGATCGGCTGTGTTGGCTCGGGCAAAGACTTTGAAGCACAAAAATATCTAGAGAAAGGTTATATTCAAATCGGGATGGCTGATTTAGTAAGAGAAATTGTTTGGAAACAAATAAAATGGTTTCCTAGAAATTTGGCTCAATACGAAGCGTTTAAAACAACTATTTTTAT